GTTGCAGATTGCTAGCCAACTTTGCAAGGCTCCATCAAGTCTGCGATATCCTATTGGTAGCTGTTTGGGCACTAGAATTGATTCGTATTTGGCTAGAAGTTCTGGTTTTAATTGGCGCAGCACCACATCTATTCCACCTGCAGCTTCCACGAACATTGCATCCATTCCGAACCGCGAATATATTTCATCAGCTGTGGCCGGCCTTCGTGCTGCCTCGCCAGCCAGCAGTACTTGTATGATTTCTTTGGCTGGTGGCATAGGAGGCACAGGATAATGAAATTCTCCATATGGTATTTTAGATGATCGTTCTGGCCACACATCACCAGCATACGTTCGATGATTTTTAGCCCTTGCTGCAGTGTATAAGGTGCTGTACGATTCCTTGAGACATTGCACTTTGAGATGATCACAAGCATCGGAATTGAGAGTGATTCCAGTTAATTTTTGGCGTGATGAAATCCAACTGTCAGTTGCTCTGGTTGGTCCGTTGCTATTCGGCGACACTTTTCCTACGATTTCTGGTGATGCTCTTGATTCACCACTTAGTCCATACCATAGAGCATGCACTGTGGAACCATGCCTATATTTCCACCATTCCAATTCTTTATATTTTCCATTTGGACCAGCATTTGGCACTCGCATTGTGGCATTTAGTATTGATGCAGCCAATCTGCGCGCATATACCAAAGGCATTCCGCGGTTGTGCAATTCCCATACATTGTCCGAAACCGCTGCCACAGCTGCATCGTACCATATGTGTACATCTTTATACCAATTACCGCTTGCAAGTTGCGCCAAAGCAGCGAACATAGGACGGGCCGGTAATCCATCACCAACAGCTTCACGCTGCAGAAATTCGTGACTTCTGTGCCCTGCGCGTTGTTTGGATGGATTGATGTCAAACCCAGCGATGGCGTGCCCTAGCAAATAATGCGCGGACGCTACCACATCGACGAATTTCCCATCCTCATCATCTCCCGTGTAGTATGTGACAGTAGGCTGAACTTCTTGATCAACAGTGTGCATCATTTCAGATACGCATTTGCTATACACTCCGTGCAGTCCGCTGTTATCTCTGGCTGTGTCTCGATGCCCGCTTGGCAGTGTGCCAGTCATTCGGTACTCATCCTCAGTTCCCACATTACAAAATGTGTTTAGATGGCTTTCTGCCACCCACAGAGAGGCGAGACGTTTTTCACATGCGACGCGTTCATTTATTCCTGATTTGCCCCAAGCTTCAGCTAGTGCTACATTCCACATTACCAGCGATTGCAGTGAGTGTTCATGATTGAAGTCAGAGTAATCCAATGACAACCACATTTCTTCGTTGTCTTTCATGTAAGCGGCGCTGCTCATCCATTCAACCACGTCAGCAGGTGCTTGTTTGGCTTTGATGCCCCACACGTTCATGAATTTTTCAACATGCACAGACGCGTAACTTGCAATTATGGTCGAGAGATCATCCAACGCATACAGGGCTCGTTGTT